GCATTGCCCCAAACCTCGGCATTGCCCCAAACCTCGGCATTGCCCCAAACCTCGGCATTGCCCCAAACCTTGGCATTGCCCCAAACCTCGGCATCACCGCAAACCTTGGCATTGCCCCAAACCTCGGCATTGCCCCAAACCTTGGCATTGCCCCAAACCTCGGCATTGCCCCAAACCCAAGCCTTTCCTTCATGGGAAAGATTTTCTTCTTTCTCAATCCAACCACCAAGGTCACCTACTTCTACAATGCCAAATGCAACAGTCGCACGGATGCGGTGCAACGTGGCAGTTCTGAATAATAATCTGATTTCTTTGGTTTCTCCTGTAAATTCATATTTTTTCATGGTTTATTCCTCACTTTCTAAAAATGCAACAGCCTTGTCATAGTTGCGTTCTATCATTCTAAGTTCATCTTTTCCACGTTCTTCTAAATCACATATTGAACGGTAAATTTCATCATTTCTTAACGCTGTCACCTCATTGGTTATCAGATCAGTGATGACCTGTGGTTCAAGTGCATCCAGTTCCCAAGATTCATTGCCGTATTCATCAATATACTTTGATGCTCTACTGTCAGTGATCTTTGCCGGGTTAGGTGGTGGGTTATATGTACCAATCTGATTCATGGTCAGTGCTACACGCTTCACATACACATCAGCACCGAACATCTGCAAGCGTTCCTGAATATCCCTTGTCATATCAATACCGCTTGGGTCATGGTCACCTAAGTGAATAATCACCCTGTTATCACGGTAATCTTGACTAATGAAACGCTGTGCTGCTGACCACATTTCTGACTGTGAAGTGTAACCCCTACATGAAAAATACGGCGTGTCAAGTGGTGCGCAAGCCTGTCCCACAATATCAACTAAGGCATCCTTTTCAACCCACACTTCAACGTAGTTCGGTTGACCGTCCCACTTATTCAGCAGATAACTGTATCTTGCAGATGCGATCACATCAGCCGGATTGTACCAATGACCATTTCTTCTAAGGTTGCGGGTTCTGTCTGTGATGCTATGCCAGTCAATCAACCCGGCAAGTCTACCGTCATTGATAAGATTTCCAATGTTCTTATAACTGCGTTCATTGTTGGGGATGTACCCACGGGCAACTAACTGATAATATGCCTGTCTAAGTGTCAGTTCATATCCCTGTGCCTGATATTCTTCAACCACCTGATTCACAAGTTTTATCAGTTCAAGACTTTTCTGCTGAAACTTAATGCTTTTATACTCAATCTTTGGCATCAGATCACCCCTTCAATTTCTGCAAAACGCTTTGCATTGATGAAATATGACCAACGGTGTTCACTGGTATGAATCGCATACCCCCAAGGAAAAACGCCCTGTTGTAACCCAAGTGCTATTGTGTTTGTGTGTTTATGCATCAACTTAGCAACTTCATGTATTGTTAAGGTTTGGATGCCATCTTCACACTTTGACGGTTTGAAGATCACCGGGTTTTCTTCTTGTTCAAAATAATCAGGTGCAAGTCCAAGTGACACTGCAATATCACTCTGAACCTGTTCTGACGGAACTGTTTTGTCATTCAGGTACATACTGATTGACCCTTTACTTTTCCCGGTCATTCCAACCACCTGTGCCTGATTGACACCTAACTGCTGCATAGCCTGTTTCAACTTTTCGCTGAATTTCATAATTTATCACCTATCCTTTCTTACAGTAGATATTTTATCTACTTTTTAGGCAAAAAAAATCTTAGTTGCATCATCATCTGTTAAATTTAACAGGTCTTTCAGTGCCTTGATTTCACTTGCCTTGAACTCTGTTTCATTGTTGACCTTCTTCATAAGTCCAAAGTAAGTCAACCCGCACTTTTCAGCCACAAACTGCAATTTATAGCCGGATGCATTGATTTTTTCCCTTAATAACTCTGTGTTCGTCATCTTACTTTTCACCTTCCTTTTCATCATCAGGAAACGCATTGTTATTGTACTGCTTCCTGATTGTTATTCTTACAACCCCTGATTCCAACTGTTCAAAGGATGTTTCCTTGAACTTCTGCGATCTGCCTTTTTTCAGGCTTTCCATATACGCAAGGTATTCAAGTTTGGTTGGAAATTCAAGAATCTGTTCAATCCATGCTGCAACTATTTTCTTCACATAATCACCTTCTTTCTAACATGAACCACCGTCAGCACCATGAAATGCACCAACAGGATAATTCCAATCATTTGTGTATATGTCATCTGTGTTGAACTCACCAGTAAGTATTGAATGTATTGCTGCTTTATCCTTCCAACACACGCAAGACTGTGTATCACCGATAAATTCATCAAGATTCTTTTTGTTATCCAGTGTGAACCCAAGAACTTCTTCATCATGCCTTAGTGCAGCATAATCATCAGGGAAAAGTTCTTTTACTCCGGCAAATAACCGCGGTGTTGAAAATATACACATCATACAACTGCATCTGTTCCAACCTATCCTGTAACATGGGTGTGGGTTTATATGATGCCGTTTCAGCAGTTCCCACACATCCTTTTCAGAATAATCAATGCAGCACCGCCATTGATGAACGATTCTGTGTGCCTTGGCTTCTGCATTGGTGCGGTGTATTTCCATTTCATTGTACTTTGACCGTCCGGCAGATTCACCACGGCGTTCACCTGAAACAATCAAGATTTTCTTGTCACGTTTGGTTTCTTCAAGATTGGCTGTCACACTATCCTGAACCGCTGCTTTTAAGTTACCACTACACCAACGCCCTGAATGTGTACCACCTTTTGCGGGGAATTTATGTCTTTTACCACCCAGTTCTTCAAGTTCACCAAGGCGGTCAAGATTACTGACAACCGTATCTGCAACACATATTTTCAGATATGCAGAACACCAACGCCGTGACAGATCACCAGTTTTTGCGGGGAACTTCATTCTATAACCATACTTTTTCAGAAGTTCTTCCATTTCCTCTGTTGCCTGTTCTTTCAGTTCTTTGCATTTCAGATAATTGCTTGAAAGTTTGCACTGCTTTACTTCACCAGTATCAGGGTCAATCCATTCAATGGGTTCTGATGCGCCTATCCGATACAATTCACCAAAGAAACCATTCACCCTGTATGAAACCCTTAACTTGATACCCTCTGCATCTGCAAGTGCTTTTACATAGTTTTGGGTACATTTCCAGTCCATACGCCTTGAAGGATGCCCGCCGTCAATATCGTGATGCCAAAACTCTATTCTTTCTTTTGGTACACCAAGTTCAAGAAGTTTTAGGTAACAAGCAACTGAATCCTTACCGCCGGAAATCAAAACAACTATCAGATCATATTCTTCAAGTGGTAAAAGTTCCGGCAAATAGATTTTCTTGAAATGCTCTGAATCAGTTCTACCGTCAACCCTTGGTTTCAATTTGATGCCCTTGCCATATATCGGTGCATCAGGAACACCTAATCTGACGGGCGTTTCCTTGGTGCAATCCGCATCTTTTATGAAATCAATCATTGCCTTTATCCTTTCCCAGTTCCTTCAAAAAGTTGTCTATTGTCAGCACACCTTAGTACAATCAGGGGTGTCTTTCCTTTATCAGATTTCACATTAAAATCTGCAAACCTGTCAGCCAACATTGAACTTTTTGAACGGTACTGTTCAAACCGTTGATGATTTCACCTTAAAACCACCAAAACCTGTTGACCTACACACAATAGACAATTTTTTGAAAGAACTGAAATCCTATTCCTTGGTTCTTTTCCCCGGAACTGCTGCAACAGTTCTTTTTGAAGTAGTCAGGAAGTCGGGGAACTTCCTGACCTGTGAAACAAAGTGCTGTGTCATCTCGTGCGGTTGATTCTTCCACTTAACGGTTTCTTGGTTTAGGGGTAAAGTGCTGATTGGTTCAGCCTGTTCAGTTTTCTTCAAATAGTTCTGAATACTTTG